CAGGTGCCATCACGCTTTCCCTGTTCGTGGATGAACGGCACGCAGCAGGCGCCGACCGCCAGGATTGCCAGGAATATGATCAACATTTCAAATGCTCCCCGATGCGACGGCATTGCGATCGGTCCAGCTGCCATGACTCAGATGCGCGGGATCGGGCGCGATGACAGGACCAGCAGGCGCGATTCCCTCAGATCTGATCCGGCTGATCGCCCATTTCAGAGTTGCCGCGTCGTACCCGGCAGCGGAAGCGACGTGCCGCGTGGTGCGACAGTGCACCATCAGCGTATAGGGCCACTGTCGCGACGGTCGCCGGATGTCCGCGCAGCATTCACACTCGACTGCTGGATACCATCGGCCGGCATCGTCGAAACTTCCGACGGGATTCTGGCGCCTCGATTGCAACGCGATCGCCTCATCTGCTGCCCGTCTGAGCTTCGACGTCAATCTGCGGATCGTCTTTTCCATTGGTCTGCTCCAATCAATCCGAAACCGCGCGCCGCCATGAGGTGTGCAGCCCCAGGAGGTGGTCAGCGGCGCGCGGTCTCAGATTGAAGTAGTGATCGGGCTGCACAACAGAACCCTATATCGGCTCGGAGGCGATGTCAACTGGAGAGATTGGCGCCGGGCACCCAGTCGGGACATTCGCGGCATCCGCGGAATGGCGGTACGCCAGCGTCCGCAGCCCCGTCGGCATCCAGCTCGACCTCGGGCGAGCACCGTTGATGCACCGCGCATGCGAACACCTGCACTCGCATCGACGTGCCGCAGCAGCCCGGCACCTCGACGGCTGCCACCCGGCTACCCAGGTGCCGGCACGGGCGCCCGCGCCGCTCGAGGCGTCTGGCTACCTGGTCGCCGTTTCGGTATTTGCTCAGGTCTAGGCCGAGATGGTTCATGGGCACACCGGATGCGCTGTGATCGTCCCGCCGTAATAGAACGGTGCGACATAATCGCCGGCACGGGATCCTGCGGTGAGATAGTAGCCGTCGCCGCTGGTGATTTCATTGTGCCAGACGTTGCGTGTCGTGCAGTTCAGCGTCGAATTCACGCCGCGAAATATGCAGTTTGCCAGATAGATACTGTCCTCGTGATTGTTCGGCGATGAACACCCGTCTGAATAATGGTCTGCCTCAAACAAACACATTTTTGCCCCGACTGGACCAGGGAAGTCGACCGAGGCGCTGTGGTCATCTAGGTCCAGCATGTAGCGCAGATCCCACCTGGTCGACGGCGGCACAGGCCATCCGCTCGCGCCGCTGCAACTGTTATTCCCGCCGCAGGATGGGCACACATAGAACGGTTCCGCGAATGTGAGCAGGTTTTCACTATTGCAACACCCACCCAACCCTACTAGATAGGTGCCGTTGATATCCTCCAGCGGTTGCTGATAACATTGGTTGCGACTGTTATTGGTTGCCAGCACGCGCGTTTCCGGCCCTGGATCGGCGCCGCTGCCATAGGGTTTGTAGCACACGCTGTATTCCGCTGAGGCGGCACAGAAATTCTCGTTGACTGTCACGCCCTCGATTTCCAGTTCCCACAGCTGAAACATCGCGTCGGCTGAATCGCAGATGCCGCCCGATACCCCAGTACGCGCCTCGTTGCAGCCGCGTCTGCTCGGACCACAACGCGAGCAACAACATCCGATGAAGTGTGCCATCAGGTGCAGCTACCATCTTCGCCGTTTGATTGCCAGACCCAGTATTCCAGCTCGCCGGCCACCGTGATGACGATCGCAGGGTAGATGCCCCCGATTTCCAGCGATTGCATTTTGAACCCAGCAGGATAATCGCCAGCGTGTGACACGCCATTGCCGAGCACAACGCCGGAAGACGTCGCGATGTAGCTGTTGTTTGCCTCGCGCATGTTGAATATTCGCACCTGTGCCAGTCCGATGGCGGCCCAGGCGTCGTTCCTGCCCTCGGTCCAGTTCGATTCGGGCAACCACGGCGGCGCGGAAGTGACGGTGCCGTATCCGGCGGCCACCTTGGTGACAGGCTTGCCGAGATAGATCCACTGCGTCGGGTTGCCCTGACTGTCCATCGAATCTTCCACCTCACCAGCACTGTCGATCATGACAATCGCCGTGGCGCCACCGCCGAATTGTCGCACCTGGTCGCGAATCATTAGCTGGGCGTCGCCGTGTAGCTGTAGCCGACCACCATCTGCGCGCCGTGCGCTGCGGTTCCGCTGCTCACCGTCATGACTGCCTCGAGGTAATCGGTGCCAGCCGCCAGTGCGCTGCTGCTGATCGTACCCACCTTGGGCGTGATGTTAGCATCGGTATTCGTGAAGTCGATCGTCGCGGCCAACGCGCTGCTACCGGCTTTGTGCAGGTCGAATGCGATGGCCGTACCACTCCCCGTGTCGATCATCCACGCCTTGACGTATCGGATCACGCCCGCAGCGCACGGCATGGCGATCGGAAATGTCTTTGTGGTCGGCGGCGTGGTGGATGAATCGAACCCGAAGTCGACGTGTATTTCGATAAGCTGGTCCAGCTTGTCGTAGTCGATCGAGGCGCTGGCCTGGATGGTGCCATTCGACACGCTGCCGGACTTCAGCGTCACGGTCGTAGCGTTCGCCAGGTTCACCGAACCGTTGAATGATGCGTCATCGTTGAAGGTTGTTGCCATGATCGTATTATCCTAGTGGGGGAAGACCCGATGCGATTGACTGTGGTTCCTGGGAGAAATCGGCGCCCTCATACCACGGCACGAGCTTGCGGCCGATGCCCTCGACGAGGTTTGCCGGCGGCATGCGTGTTGTGGAATCGATCCATTCGATGGACGGGTTCCAGCCCTGCCCGTATGCCGATGCAACGAACCGAAACGAATACACATAGCGGCGAAACCCGAACGGCAGCGAATACGGATTCAGCGGTCGCGGTGTCGCCGCGGTACACAGCCAGGAATTCTCGAGCAGGCCACGCCAGCCAGTCGAATTTACTTTTCCGACGTAGTATTCGGTCAGCTGCGTCGGTTCAGTCGTGCCTGGTATGTCGATCACCAGCTCCGTGGAGAACACCGGCTCGGGATCCATCACGGTGATGCTCGCCTGCTGCGTCGAACCCACGCCCTGGTTGTCGCTATAGGTGACCTCGAGCGGCTGCCCCGACTGGTCGGTGCTCGTGGTCACCGTCTTTGTGCCGACGCTGTGCGTGGTGCCGATCCCGTCTGGCGTGTTTAGTTTGGTCTCGAACTGCTGCCAGGCAACATCGACGATCGCATGCGTTGCGTCTTCCATCCTCGAGGTTCGACTGATGACATACAGCGCCGACGTCGTGTTCTGCGCTATGACCGCCATGCCATCGCCCGGCAGCGGCAGGCCCGATATCACCTCCTGAAGCGGCACCAGCGGCGCCGTCGCTGCCGTTCCGAAATCGGCCGCAGTGCCAGTGATCAGATAGCTGCTTGTGTGCGTGCGGACAACGCCCCCGGCCTCGGACGTTGCCAGCGGTCCGTGCGTCAGCAGATTTGGAACACAGGTGAACGCCATATCATCGACTCACTGCGGCGCCCGGTGGCGTCACGTTCTGAAAACTCCCACTGATGTCGCCCATTCCCTCCCGCATTCTTGTCAACTGGTGGGGGTCTAGCGGGATCCCCTGTTGCCGTTGCGATTGAAGCGTTCCCATGAACTGGGTCTGCGCCTCTATTCGGTCGGTCGTGCTCTCTATTTTTGTCCCCTCGGCGAATCGTAGTGGGTCGCCGCCTGGCATCGCCCCCAGTACAGCGCCGCCGACTGCCGACTGTGAAAATTCACGCACCGCATCGATTCCGAATTTGACGTCCTTGTATTTTTCCGAGAACCAGCGAAGCGTTTTGTCCGCAGTCGCGAATACACTGAGCACCGGCTCCAGTTTTTCGAATACCTCCATGGTCACGACGCCGATGTCCTTGATTGCGGCCTTCAAGTTGTCGGAATCGCTCACCCATTTCGCGAAATTCAGCGCCAGCTTCTCGACGTGCGGCATGAACGCCACGGCTATGACGTTTTTCATGCCCTCCCACGCGACCTGTGCCATGGTCAGCGCGTCTGCGGTGCGCTCGACGCCGCGTGCAGTGTCCTCGTCGATCGTCGCGCCGATCTTTTGCGCGAATTGCATGATCTTCGCCAGGCGTTCGGTTCCCATGTCCAGAATGTTGATGACCGACACGCCCTCACTGTCGAACAGCTTGAACGTCAGCCTCACCTGGTCGCCGCGTGTTTTCACCGCACCCATCGCGTCTGCGATCGCCAGGAATTGCCGGTCGATGCTCAGCTTCGCCAGGTATCGAGCATCAAGGCCCAGTTCCTGTAGCGCCCCCTGTGCCTCGCCCATGCCCTGGGCGGCTTCGGCCACGCGGCGCCCCATACGCTGCATGCCGATATTCAGCTGGTTGATATCGACGCCGGCCAGCTTCGCCGCGACGTGCAGGCCCTGCAATCGGTCGATGGCAATCCCCAGTCGCTGGCCGAATTTGACCTGGGCCTCAAGCGCCTTGACATGCGCCCGAACGAACGCAAACAGGCCGACCGCAGCACCGAGCACCACGCCACCCAGTGCGCCGACGACCAGGCCGACGCCCTTGGCGATTTTTCCGAACTGCCGCAGCCGCGCGCTGGACTTCGACAGGCCAGCGTTGAACGCTTTGTTCGACAGGCTCAGAACGGCCGACAGCCTACCGATTACCGTTTTTGCCACGGTCTGCCCCCCTTATCGCATTGTGCATCTTTGCGAACTCGCCGAACCATTTGCCCAGCTCCTCGGGCGATTTCTTGCGCGTGTACAGCTTCGGCATGAAGTCGCGCGGCTTGAACTGGCGGCGGCTGCCGCTGGCATTCGCGACTGTCGACGCAATGATGCCGGCATTCAGGTCGGTTCGTTCGCGCGCCCAGGGGTCGATCATCCAGTACGCCGCCAGCTCGATGAAGTCGCGCATCGTGCACCGGCGCTTTGCCTCGCTCGGCGTGCACCGCAGGAATTCAGCGATACGCAGCCACATCAGGCGCTCTCCATCCGAGGCAATTTTCCCGCGATGTCGTCCAGGTCGGCGCCGAACCCGTTGATCTCACCGACCGCTTCGATCAGCGACGATAGACGGCCCATGGGAACCTTCGCCAGCTGGGCCGCGGTAAACAGCGGCGCTTTATCCGAGACCGCTAGCACGGTCGCGGCACACATCTCGAGCGTCGATGCGGTCTCCTCGTCGACCCGCAGCATTGCCGCGCCGGCTGTCGCCTTTTTTTTGCACGTCGACATTTCCGCTGCGGTAATCGGCCTGATGTACACGTTCCCCAGTCCGGCGACGTCGACCACTTCGCCGCTGTCTTCGTTCAGCCACTTTTCCAGATCCATTGTCTTTTCCTTATGCCACGACGATATCGCCGGTAAGTTTCAAGGTAATGCTGGCTGTCATCTTGTCTTCTAGGGGCACGCTGAAACTCGCCGCCGTGACGAATCCGGATGCGGTCCAGGTGCCATCGTCTGGAAATGTGAGTTCGATTTCGCCGCTGGCAGCGTCGATGCATGAAATCCAGGTGGCCGCATTGTTGTCCAGGTTCGCTTCGATCGTGATTTCGCCAGCGTCTGAAGGCGATGCGGCGATGTACGTGCGTCCGCCCGAACTGGACGCCGCTGCCCCGGTCGCCATGTTCGTGGTCTCGATCGAATTTTTCGATATGCCAGACCACGAAATGTCTAGCACTTCCGCAATCGTGACGCCTGGCAGCGTGATGCTTGCGCTGTGTCCTGTTGACGTTGCCATTGTGTTGCCCCTTTATTTATGCCGCCGGAAATGTCGGCACGGTAGTCTGAAACCAGATCGTGATGTCAATCGATCTACGCTGTGTGTAGTTCAGTTCGCCGGTTCGGTCGTATGACGCCGCCATCCGGTCGCCCTCCATGCTGATCGCCTCGAGCGTGACGGTCGGAAAATCATCCGTCTGGTAGCCGTCAAGCGACAGCCGCAGCACGTCGGCCATCTCGTCGCATGTCGCGACACTGTCCGCATAA